AGGTTGCTGCCGCTATTGGCGTAACTTTAATTTAAGACAACATGATTACTTTAAACGAAGAACAAGTAAAGCAAATTGAAGCACTATTGGCAGAGATGCCGGGTAAGTTCTGTATTCCTATGTTGAATATTCTGAATGCTGCTTCTAAGCCTGCTGAAAACGAAGAAGAAGATGATACCATTTGATCAAAAGTTTCATACAGTCCCTGGGTTTGTACAAACACAGGAAAAGGGTTCAGCATTAGCTAATTCTCAGCGTGAGATTTACACAATGCAGGATATTATTAGCACTATTGGTTCTTTAAAGCTTTTTGCCCAGACGTCAAATAGTATACCTGTAACAGCAACTACGGTTGAGACCACGGTGATAGATGGAGGTGTTGGCACACTATCTGTTCCAGCAAATGGATTTCAAGTAGGTGACAGCTTTTATGCTATTCTAAGTGGAATAATTAGCTCTGCAAATAATGAAACAATTAGAATAAAAGTAAAGTCAGGGTCAATTATATTAGGTGATTCGGGATTAATATCATTACCTACTACTACAAACAAGCACTGGGATCTTCAAATTCATTTTACAGTAAGATCTATAGGGGGCCCAGGTGTTGCACAAATAATGATATCAGGCGCTTTAACATACTCAAAGGATTCATCTAATGCATTTGAAGGACAAGACTTTAGCTTACTAAATAATACTACATTTAATACGACTATTCCTAATACAATAGACATAACGGTCCAATGGGGTAGTAGTAATGCATCTAATAGCATATATAGTCAGATATTTATTCTTAATAAAGTATATTAATGAGATATCTACTTATTATATTGCTACTTGCATCATGCAGTCCGAAGGCTAGGTTTACAAGGCTAATTGAAAAGCATCCTGAGTTAATAACTACTGATAGTATCACTATTCATGACACTGTAAGAGTTGTTGTGCCTGAGGTTAAGGTTGACACAGTCGTAAAGGTTAACGATCTTTTGGATACTATATACATAGAGAAAGAGCAGCTCAAGGTAAAGGTATGGATGAAAGGTGATGATGTCTTCATTGAAGGCAAGTGTGACACTGTATATATTGATAAGATTATTGAGAGACGTATACCTGTTAGGTATTACGAGAAGACTCCGGAATGGAAGAGACTGCTAAATAACTTGTTGCCGATTTTAGTTATCTTTGCTATAGTTTATTTTGTTTACCGATTTATCAGAAAATGATGCAAGAGTTGATTCAGTTTGGAATGGTTACGGCCATAGCTATTATAGGATATTTTTTAAGAATGGTACACGCAGATGTACGTAAAAATACCGAAGATGCAGGAAGGCTCAAGGGAAAGATTGAGTTAGTCGAACAGGAATCAAGACTCAAATATCAGGCCATACAGGAGCAAACTCAACTTGAGATTAAAAACTTAGCTAGAAGCGTGGCAGAATTGTCTGACGCAGTTAAGCAACTAATAATTAATAGATAATGGATACAACTTCAACAGCACCTAACTTTGGTGTATTTAGTCAATTAGCTGATTACGGACCATTAGGTCTTGTAGTTTTAGCACTAGGTTATGTAGCCTGGTTATTTATCAAGAGATATCTAGACGAAACTAAGAAGTAATGTCATTTGGCCCCTTTGAAGTATTAACTCAGTATGGCGTGTTAGGATTTGCTGTCCTAGCGCTTGGTTATTTATGCTGGATGTTCCTCAATCGATTGATGAAAAGTGAGGATGATCTGAAGGCAAAGGTAAATGATCTTGAGGGGGAATACAGAGAAAAGCTTGAAAGCAAGCTAACAGAGACTACCGATAGCTCTAAAAGCTTGAAGGAGATAGTTCTTATGTTCTTAAGTAAGAAATGAAACGTAAGCTCATCATTGTAGGCTCTCTGTTCATTACGCTAGTGGTAATGCAAGTATTCTCAAGCGGACATGGTCACGTTGTTGTGGTTGAGGATAACATACAGCTTACTGGTGAGAACAAGAAGCTCACAAAGAGTGTAAGTACATTAAAGGAGGCAAACAAACAGCTCACAGAGGATAAGGCTAATCTTGAGAATATGGTGTCTGAGGTTATTGGTGATTTGGATAGCACAAAGTCTGTGGTAAAAGATATTAAAAAAGAACTAGCAAATGAAAAGGATATTGTTCGTAGGCAGTCTAGCGGTAAGCAGTTTGAGTTTCAGCCAATCACGTTACCCACTTCAGACGGTGATTGATGGCGATTCAGTTGTCATCCTTACTAAGGCACAGGCTGATACGATAAACGCAATATTCGAAAGCCAAAAGGCTAAGATTGCCAGATTCAAATCCGATGTAAAGACAAAGGATTCTATTATATCAGTTAGGGATACAGTGCTTATGATGTATAGTCAGCAAGTAGTTCAGTACAGAAATGTAATTGATCTTCAGATTGTACGTGAGGATAAGTTAGATACCATAAGAGGATGGCTGATTGACAGGGCAAAGGAAGGAAGTTGGATATACTACTCATACATTAACAATGAGATAGTCGCTGTAGATCTATCTGATTACGTTGTAAGAAAGGATGACTATACGGGTGATATAATCTTTTACAAGAGGACAGAAGATTGCCCTAATGACGATAAACAAAAAGAACCGCCTGTTGGTTGGCACTACGATGTAGTAAAACCAAAGAGACCTAAACTAAATATTTTTAAATTATGAAAAAGTTTTTCAGAGAGTTGATCTCAGACGACAATCAAATTAATGAGCAAGCCTTTGTTGGTGTCATCTCGTTTTTTGCTATGGTATTTGTATTGATGACAGATGTCATTACAGGAATCATTGGCAACGAACTAGTAATCCAAAAGTTTATCTTTGATGGATTTATGTTACTAACTTTGGGGGCGTTTGGCATCACAACTGCCGGGCGTATCATGAAACTCAAAAACAAAGATAAAAATGAAGATAACTAAGACAGGTACAGCAGGTATTGATCTTATCAAGGTATTTGAAGGATTTAGATCAGCGCCATACAAATGTCCAGCAGGTATCCCTACCATTGGATACGGAGCCACATTCTATCCTAATGGCAAGAAGGTAACTATGGCTGATAAGTCTATAACTGAAGCTGAGGCTGTAGATTTGCTTAAGCATATGCTCGTTAGCTTTGAGAAGTATGTTGACAGCTATTGTAGAGATGACATCAATCAAAATCAATTTGATGCGTTGGTGTCGTTTGCTTACAACCTAGGTCCTGCTAACTTAAAGTCTTCTACTCTATTGAAGAAAGTAAATGCCAATCCAGAAGATGAGTCTATTAAATTAGAGTTTATGAAGTGGGTTAAAGCAGGAGGTAAAACATTAAAGGGTCTCGTCAGAAGAAGAGAGGCTGAGTCAGTATTATATTTTAAAAAATAAAACATGCAACTAAGTAAAAATTTAGCATTGTCAGAAGTAACTCGTAGCGAAACTGCAAAACGTAAAGGCATTAGCAATATGCCAACACCTGAACACATTGAGAACTTTAAGAAGTTGGCTGAGAAGGTCTTTCAACCAATCCGTGACCACTTCGGTAAGCCTATCCGTATTTCATCTGGATACAGAAGCAAAGCTTTAAATACTGCGGTTGGGGGCTCATTGTCCAGTCAACATTGCACGGGTGAAGCGATTGATATTGACATGGATGGTACTGACATTACAAATGCTCAGATCTTCCACTTCATCAAGGACAATCTAGAGTTTGACCAAATGATTTGGGAATTTGGAACAGATACTAATCCTGACTGGGTTCATGTTAGTTATGAGTCTACCGGTAAACAACGCAAACAAATTCTTGTTGCTAAGCGTTCAGGAAGTAAGACTGTTTACGTTCCATACAAGTAACATTTTTTTTGTTAACTTTGCTACATGAAGAAAATTGAACAGTCAGCCAAGAAGGATATTAAGGTTAGTCGCCCTGGCGTTCATGCTAAAAGCAAAACGTCAAAGTTAAAGTCTTCTAAGAATTACGTAAAGAAAAATAAAGGCCAAGGAAGATGAAAGTACAAAATTATAACACTGAAACTCCAAGCACAGGATCAAAAGTATTTGGTTCTAATGCTGCTGGTAATACTGTTAATTTCAGCGTACCAGCTTTGTTGGCTTTAAATCAATCTCCTTCAGTTGTCGTAACAAATGCGCTAACTGCCGCTACGTTGACAAACGTAAACACGTACTTCACTGGAACAGCTGGACCGTCTTTTTCGGTTACTCTTCCAGCCGCTAGCTCAAACTTAGATGGCGTCAAGTATGTTGTTATGTCAACAGCTACTCGCGCAACAACAACTTGGTCTTCAAGTGGCGCGTCAGTTGTTGGTGCACCGTCTACACTTACGGCAAATACACCGGTATGCTTGCAATACAGCCATGCATTTTTAACTTGGTATATATCAATCTAATATAATATGAATAAAATCACAAAAGAAGAGCTCGACAAATTAGTCGCAGCCAACAGAATGTATCGCGACTTAAAGTTTGCGGTCGCTGACATTGAAATGTCTTTTGAGCGCCTTAAAGAGCAGAAGACTTTAACCATGGAACAGCTTAAGGGAGCCACTATGGATCTTTCTGTCACACAGCAGGAGATCTATGACAAGTATGGCGATGTTCAGGTAAACCTTTTAACAGGTGAGTATAATTAGAAAAATATCTATTGGTCCTGATTACATGAAGTGTATGCACTACATGGTTGGTCAGGAAATCCTTGATAAGACTTGGAAGATTAATACCATCAGAGTAGAATCAGATGGTAGTATCTGTGTTTGGATTATTAAGGAAGGAGAGATTATACGATGGAAGTCTTTCTCTCCAACAATGCCAATTGCAATTGAGTATAAAATAGACTACTGATGAAATCACCATACTGCTTCATTGTAGAACCAATTGGTCTGAGGCGGTACGATAACATTAAAAAATACGGAGACGTAGATTTTATAATTAGTTCCTCCCAAGAAGACCACAGAGTCTCTAACCGTTTTGCAAAAGTAATTGCAACACCTATTTACTATAACGGCCCGGTTCAACCAGGAGACACCGTCATAGTACACCATAATGTATTTAAGTTCTATAACGACATGAAGGGCCGCCAAAAGAGCAGTTGGAATTATGTCATGGACGACATGTTTTTAGCTGAGCTTGATCAGGTCTATGCGTTTAAGCGTGATGCTGATTGGCAGGCCGTTGAGCCATTTGTATTTATTAAGCCCGTCCCATCAGAGGATAAGGTGTTTAGCACACTAGGTGGATTCGAAGAGTTGTGGGGTGAGGTTGTTTATCCTAGTAATGATTTTGTATCTAAAGGAGATATCGTATCTTTTACTCCAGATAGTGAGTATGAGTTTAGGATAGATAATCAACTACTCTATAGAATGTATAATAAGAACCTATGTCTGATACAAAAATAAGAATCATAGAGGCTGGTAAGAAGGCTATAAATGAACTGATCAAGGTTCTTGAGCAACCTATCATTACACATGCTGAGGACGATATATCTGCCGATAAGATGAAAAATGCTGCCTCTGCTAAGCGTTTGGCGTTTGAGGATGCCATGTTTATGCTTCTAAAGATTGATGAGGAGGAGAACAAACAATCTGAAACTCCAATAGCTGAGGTTACTTTAGGGAAGAGTGGTTTTGCTGAGGGTAGAGCAAAGTTAAAGAATGGAAAATAATCTGTACCGTATAGTCACTGACCATGTTCACAAGACTGCTCTTACTACTAAGAATAGCAAGAAAAGTTGGGATTATGGGTACAATAAGGAATATGATATTATTATTATATCTAAGGATGGAACCATTGGCGAAATCTATGAGATAAATGGTCTAAAGATCGCAGTTCCAGCGACTCCAAAAAATATAGACGACCGCGGCAACAAATGGGTTGCACAAGAGTATCCGGCAGAGCTACAGAAAATAAAGTCAATCTTTGACTGGAACCGCAGAGATAATTCATTCAAGTCAAATTACGTCGACATGATCGAGACTGAGTTTGATAGAAGAGACTATGGCTATTGGTTTAAGAACAACGGCAAGCCAACCTACATTACAGGAACACACTACATGTACTTACAGTGGACCAAGATTGACGTTGGTCTTCCTGACTTCCGTGAGTCCAATCGAATATTCTTTATATTCTGGGAGGCTACCAAAGCAGATAGTAGATCATTTGGTATGTGCTACTTAAAGAACCGTCGTTCTGGATTCTCGTTTATGTCTTCAGCTGAGACGTCTAACACAGGTACAATTGTTAGAGACTCTCGTATTGGTATATTGTCAAAGACAGGTGCCGATGCTAAGAAGATGTTTACCGATAAGGTAGTGCCTATCGTTAGAAATTACCCCTTCTTTTTCAAGCCGATCCAGGACGGTATGGACAACCCGAAGACCGAGTTAGCCTTCCGTGTTCCTGCAAGTAAGATTACTCGCAAGAATATGGATGAGGAGCGCGATGATGATATAGAAGGGTTGGATACTACCATTGACTGGAAGAACACCGCAGACAACAGTTATGACGGTGAGAAGCTACTTCTTCTAGTACATGACGAGAGTGGTAAGTGGGAGAAGCCAGAGAACATCCTAAACAACTGGCGAGTTACTAAAACGTGTTTACGATTAGGTTCTAAGATCATTGGCAAGTGCATGATGGGTTCTACGTCAAATGCACTCAGTAAAGGTGGGGAGAACTTTAAAAAGTTATACTACGATAGTGACCCAACCAAGCGATCTGCAAATGGTCAGACAAAGTCGGGGCTCTACAGTCTATTTATCCCCATGGAGTGGAACATGGAGGGCTTTATTGATGAGTATGGATGGCCTGTGTTTGATGATCCAAAGAAACCAATATTGGGTATCGATGGTGAGGAAATAACAATGGGTGTCATTACCTATTGGAACAACGAAGTGGCTGCACTTAAGACTGACTCAGATGCACTCAATGAGTTCTATCGTCAGTTCCCACGCACAGAGTCACACGCGTTTCGTGATGAGTCAAAGTCATCACTATTTAATCTGACAAAAATTTACCAACAGATTGACTATAATGACTCTTTAATTAAAG